ACCGTGCCATTAGACCCTCACACTCTTGTAGCTTTCAAATACCCGCTGCACAGACAGGGGAAGGACTAATTCATATCCCACATTCACACCGTCCGGGGTCGTCTGGTTCTTGATCCCCATGGCTCCATCATTCAATCGTTTTAGATTCCAGGAGATCGCCTCGATGCAGGCAAGTTTCACATCATCAGGAGCCGTGGTCTCCGACCATCCGCCGGTGTAAGTAACTTCAATGTTTCGCTCTCCCTGGGGAAAAGTTGCCTCAGTGCGATATAAAATTCCCTGGCGTTTATCTACACTGAAATCGGAAATCTCCTCATCTCCGATTTTCACCAATACAACAGTTTCTACCGGCCAATACGGTAGGATGAGATCCGAACCACCATATCCTGACAGATAGACTGTCCGCTCCTTACTTTCCAGTTCTCTTCTGGTAATCGTCTCAGCTTTACTGGTAATCCACCCGATTAGGGTTTCCACTCTAGTTTGTTGTGAATCTGGAAGTGACAGGAAGTCCTTCACAAACGTCCAGCTTACGAGCATCTAGCGTACCTCTTTATCCTGATCTGCCGTGGCGGTCTCCTGCGTTTTCTTGTTTCTCTTGAGGATCTCTACATACCCGACTTTCTCCAGTCGTTTTGCTACATCCTCATTCAGCATGGTTTTATCTCCCTCAACAAATGACCCATGCAACCCTGAATGCCCAACTAAAACCTTAATTTCTACTTGTTTCATATCGTCTCCTCATCCCCGGGGCATAATGCCCCGGGGTACTACATTGTTATTACTTTTTGTCCTACACGCCTGAGCCCATAGTCAGTTTCTTGATTGCCTCAGGGAGCATTACTGCTCCATCAAGACGCTCGAATACTCTGAAACCTACCTGCCCCTTGTCAGCATAGCGCTCATTGAGTCTCTGAATGGAACGGGTTCCACGTTCAGCAATGGTGTAGTAGGAGAGGTCCCCGAAGATGATCGGAGTAGCATCTGCTGCAATATCCGGCATTCCTTCACTCTCCTCAACCGGATGCCCGAGCAGGCTGTCCGGCTGTCCTGCAGCTAGAGCCGGCTGCCACAGGTACTCACCTGTTGAGCCGTTTTTCAGCTTACGGATTGCCTTCGCTGTATTGCCGTTCAGCAGCACGATACCTTTTCTGCGGTACTGCTTCTTTAAGGAGTAGATGAAGTCGATCAACTCATCTGCAACAAGTGCATCTGCTGCTGCAGCGACCTTTCCCGCGGATCCCCCGGCAATAAGTCCACCGATCTCTCCCGTACCGGTTCCCTGGCAGAACTTTGCTTCCATGGCAGCTCCAGCAAGATCTGCGTAGTTCTTGGAAAGTTCAGCAAACAGATCAAAGCCGGTATCGGCGAGAAGCTCCTCCGAGAGTTTCACCAGGTAGGTGAGCTTATATGCTCCGAGCGCTTCCTTTGCATACGAGGGAGTGCTCTCGGTATAGTCACTAGCCTCACCGGTCCAGTAGACAACTCCACGATCATTGGCGATGGGGATTTCCCGGTCATGCTGCAGCTGGATTACTCGTGCATGATTTCTCACTGCCGATACATCCGGCAGGGAACGCAAGATTGCATTCGCAAGCTCTGTTGGCACAAGGTAGCCGCCATTGCCAGCAGATCCAATGCTCATAGCACGGAACTCGTCCTGTCCAATATTCATACCTTGCCTGAGATAGCTCAGATATGCGGATCGGTACTCATCTGTTGAGAGAGCTTGCTGTGATCTGTTCTCTGGAGTTTCTACCTCTGGGCGAATCCCTGAATCATCACGCTGTTCCAGATTTCTCTCAGCCTGTTCAACCTGGCGTACTCGCTTGATGTCCTCATTGAGATCATCAACGTCTGCCATGATTGCGTCATACTTGCTGCGTTCTTCTGCACTCAGGTTCCTCTTTTCTGCATCAGCAGTATCAAGGACCTCACGCGCTTGCTTGATGAGTGCTGCGCGTTTATCTAACAGTTCCTGTAGCTTCATTTCTACACCTCTTCTTTCAATCGTATTTGTTCTCGCAGGATCTCAGTTGGTGTCTGTGTAAGCTCCTCCGCCGAGGATCCCTCATCTGGCGCCCCAGAATCAGGCTTGTTACGACAGATCACTTCTTTGGATCGTGCGTAGACTTCTGTGGTTGGATATGCTGGCTCTGTGACTGGTGAGAAATCAAGAATGTCCTCAAACTTCTTGATCGTTCTGACCTCAAGTACAGACCCGTCCTCGTTTTTCTCTGTGTCCCAGGATTCACCCTCCTGGGTAACGCGAAAAGCAAAGGACATCTGATCAACCAGTTTGTTCTTGATCGCTTCATGTCCTTCACGTCCCCATACAGAACCGCTGACCTCTGCTCTCATCCATACACCGTGCTCATCCTCTCCAGTTTCCAGTGTGCCGTTCTTGAATGACGCCATAGGCTTCGCAGTGTCGTGGTTCCAGAACACCTGGGTATTCTTCTTCTCCAGGGCTTCAGTTGCAGCACCCGGTTCAATGACCTCAACCAATCCTGGAAACAAAACGGTCCTCTGTCCGTAGACGATCGGATATCCGGTAATCTCAAGTTTGTGTTCTTCGCCTTCCTGTACTTCCCGGATCTCAATATCCTGGATTGGTCTGTATCTTCTTTCCATCTTCTCCATGTCTTATGCCTCCGAGACAATGTCACAGTCACACCCGTCATGGTAGGGGGGGTGTGATCTGTTTGATGTTGGTATAAGAGGGTATTGAGCTCCCTCCGGCTTGAATTCTTCTCCCTTCTTTACAAACGGCTGCATTACATCCACAACAGTCCCATCGATAGCATTGCAGTAAGGGCAGCTATCGCCATGAGCAACCGACCTGATCTTCGAGATCCCCATGGATGCATAGGCAGAAAGTGCGAAGTAATTCCGCATTCTGGTTGTCTCCAATTTTTCAATACTCTGGGGCTTGTCCACTGGCCAGCTCTCAGTTCTGGAGTCTATGACTGCGTGATAATCTTCATCCTCCGCAATTGCATCCTTGATCGCTGTGACCAGCTGACCTCGATCCTGGGAAATAAAGCGTTTGGCGAATGCGGTTATGTATTCATCAGTCCTGTGTGCAAAATCATCCCCTGGGGCAGTATCCTTTCCAAGTTCCTCTGCAAAGATTGGATAGAGATCCTCACTTGCCCGCCGGTAGATCGGAGCGAACGTCTCTGCAACAAAGGTTTCAAGGGAACCGAATTCTGTGATGATATATTCCTTGGCTGCCTGTGCATCCTTGTGTTCAAGCTTATCTTTGATCCAACGTAGTTCCTCTTCTACCACTTTTTCCGTAGCAGCTCTCAGATCTCCGCGATATCGATCAGCAGTATAACGCCGGTCGGCAATTGATCTTCTCTCACGTGATCTGCGGTTTATTCGGGTCTCTTTGATAGCAGGGGTGCTCCGTTGTGGATCTTTTTCCACTGGGGGATTTCCCCCAGTCAGATAGTTTGCTTTGTTTGTCATGTTCAAGGGAGCAAGAAAGATCTGACCCATGTTATCTGGCTGCGGATTCATATCTTCCAGAGCTCTGACCTCATCAGCATTAAGCCATCCATTCTCAACACCGATTTTGTAAGCCTCGTATCGGCTCTTTATATCACCACGAAGGAGGCCTTCCAGGGAGAACTTTACATACTCACCCGGCTGCAGCAGCTTCATATTCAGCTCTTGTTCGAGCCGGACCGCCCGGGGTCTCCAGGTATAGATCACTGCTTCAATTGACTGCTGCTCAATATTGGAAAAGGTTGCTTTCTCCATATCTCCGACCATATGAGGCTGCATACCAAACCAGCGTGCAATCTCGGTGACCTGGAATTTTCGTGTCTCAAGAAATTGAGCATCCTCATTTGTCAGCCCGATTTTCTGATAGTCCATGCCTTCTTCCAAGATGATCAAACCGTGGGATCTCTCCAGACCTCGATACTTCTGGTTCATTTCCTTACGGAGTCTTTCATAGGCTTCATCACTCAACCCTTTCTGGTGCTTGAGGAATCCTCCCATGTTCGTCCCCTGCCCAAAGAACCGGGCCCCATACTCCTGGGCCGATAATCCGAGCCCTATGGATTCCCGGGCGAGGGTAATCATTGAGTAGCTGTCGATTCCAGTGCTGCCAAATCCTCGAAAATGCAGCATCTTTTCAGCAGGGAAGGGGTAGTTCGTTGGGATATAGACATAGACGAGTTTTCCGGTTGTGCTGCGCTCAATACGGATCTTGTCGGGATGGATCGGCCAGAGTTCAACAGGTCGTCCTCGACCATCTCTTATGATTTCTGCGAACGCACGGCCACGTAGTTCCAGATGTCCCTGGATAACTTCACGGAAGACATTTGCCGGCATTTCTGGATTCGGTGAAAGCCCAAGAAGTCTTGCCACTGGATGATCGATTTCCTCACGTCCAATGGCCGTTTTTCTGTAGACGTGTACTGGTAGGGTGGAAAGTGTTTCAGAGGAACGGCGAACACAGGCAAATACAGTTGAGAGATTGAGTGCAGTCTCATGGGTCACGTAGGCCCCAGAGTGGCTCTTGGTTGGTAGGATGTTTTCCCAGGCTCTCGGATCTTTCAATGTGATATTTTCACTTGTTCTGCTTCGCAGAGTTGCCTTGATCTTACCGAGAATACTCATACAGCTCTCACTCCTCGTCTCTCATAGACTGAACCATTTACACTGCCGTGTACGGCTCGATCCAAGGACATGATGGTAGTGATAACTCCATCAATACGTTTTCCTGTTCTCTTCCTGTCTGGCTTGACCGGTTTAATGTTGCCGGCGGGGTCCGTCTTGATCTCCACACAGCTAGCCATCCAGGTCATGACTGGGTTGTCCCCATGGTTAAGCTCTTTTGCCAGTACGCGTTTTTCAAAGTCTTTTGACGGGGCACTCATAGATCCAAACCCCTGGCGGAACTGAACCATGGTCATGCCTCGATCCTCAAGATTCTGGGTAATCTGATTTGCGTTCCATGGATCGTAGGCGATTTCCTGAATTCGAAAGGAGTCGGCATCTGACTTCACTTGTTCCTCAATGAAGTTGTAATCAATTACGTTTCCTGGGGTGGCTATAACAAACCCCCGATCTCTCCAGAGCGTGTAGGGGACCTTATCCTTACGCTGTCTCTCCAGGATGTTTTCTTCCGGGATGAAAAAGCGATAGAGGAACGTGTACCTAGGATCAAGATCGGTCGGCGGGAAACAGAGCGTCCATGCCGTGATATCGAGATTGTTTGATAAGTCCAAAGCCCCGTAGCATATGCGTCCTCGTAGAGCTGATTCATTGACTCGACCACTACAAGCTTTCCAGGCTTCATCACCGATCCATGCAGTAGTAGCCTGAGTCCACATGTTCATATTCTTTGTTTTCACTGAGTTCTGTTTCTGCGGAGTAGCAAGGGCCTTTCTGACCTGTGATTCCAGGTATTCTGGATAGATAGAAACTCCGAGATTCGGGTTTGCCTTAATCCAGACCTTGTAGTCTGTCCAGTCATCACCCTCATCAAGGGTGTAGATGATCCCGAACACATCTTCTGGGATCGGATCAAGCGTACCGGTGAGAATACCTTCAATAAGGGTACGCTCTTCCTGGAAGCATGGAGCATTCTTATCATATCCGGCAGTAGTGATAATGTAGATTAGCGGCTGCTCACGAGATCCCATACCATCTTCAAGAACGTTAAGTTGGTCAGAACTTTTGTAAGCATGATACTCATCAACCAAGGTAAAATGTGGATTCTTTCCATCTTCGGTATCTGAGTCTTTCCCCAGCGGTCGCAGCTGTGATTGGGTCCCAGGAATGGTTATTGTTGAATTCTGTTTGAATGTCCTGCATTTCTGGTGCAAGAATGGGTGTCTGCGGATTTGGGCTTCGGCCTCACTCCAGGCGATCTTTGCCTGGTCTTTTTTCGTGGCTATACAGTAAACCTCTGCTCCCTTTTCTCCGTCCATGAGAAAACAGTAGTTGGCCGAGGTCGCAGCCCATGTGGTTTTTCCGTTCTTACGGGCAACCTCAATGTAAGCTTTGGTAAATCTCCTGGTATGGGTGTCGGATCGTTTCCATCCGAAAACACACCAGTCCACAAACTGCTGCCATGGTTCTAGCGTGATATTCAGTCGCTCCTTGGCCCATTTACCCTTGGTGTGTTTGAGCTGCTGTGAAAAACGAATCTTTCGCTCTGCAGCTTTCGGGTCGAAGTAGTAGGGGAACTCTCGGGAATTCTGTCGCTCCAGATCGCGTACGTGCCTCTGAACTGCAAGCTTTACAAAGCGACAGACGGTGATCCGATCGTTAAGAACATCATCAATGTAGTTCTGCGCGGTGAACTCAGCCATTGACTTCCTCCCACATTCTCTCCATCTCTGATTTTTCTTCACGCTTACGATCGGATATATCAATACGATTTCTGGCAGCAGGGGTAAGTCCCAGCTGGATCCCGTATTTGAGATATTGCTCTTTTGCCTTGTGCATAGTTGTCAGTTCAAAGCCGGTCTGAGAGTTGTGCTCGGCGAGATACTCTGACAATTTCCGTTTTCGCTTTTTTACTTTGAACGTAGTTCCTCCGCATGCTTGGCAAACATAATTTTCGTTGTCAACTTCTCCACAGGAATCGCACCTGCGTTCAGTTGTGTGATATACAGCATCGTGACTCTCCCGGTAGATGTTGTAAGACTCGCAGCAGATCTCAAGAGTTTGCCAATCGACCTCCGTCATAACACCGGAGAGAACCAACTCCTCAGCAAGCTCTTTCCAGAGTCTCTTACCGAAGGTGCCGATATGGCTGGGAGCTGATCGGACAGCAGCCGATCGCTCCGGCTCGGGCTCTTGCCCGACCTCGCGGTCAGCTCTGTAGGTACCCTGATTGATCTTTACTATCTTCGGTTTTCGCGGCCTACCTGCCATAACCCCTTATCTCCATTTTGACGCCATATAACAAAACCTCTGGCTGCGGTATACATCGTGTAGCCTCTAGAGATTTCAATACCCCCTCCCCATGCTGCCGGAGAACCTTCCTTTGTGATCCCGCTTGGTATCTTCCCGGGCAGTCTTGCTGTTGTGATCTTCAATCAGCCTGGGAACAAGTTTATATTTCGAATGGTCTGGCTCAACCTCGGGGTTATATGGTGGGTTATGATCCACTGCGTAGAGCGGCCACTGGTCCTGTGGTATTCCATGATCTCTCAGCACTTTCGCTCGTATCTTTCTCCAGAAGTATCCATACCCACGCTTGTTTGAATTGAGACGGGAAGGGGAGGTATCTTTCTTCTGGGAACAAGCACTGCATAAAGTACCTTGCCCAAGAAAGGTTGTTCTACATCTCCTACATATGGTGTGAGCTGACTTCCTTGCCATGGGGATAGGTTTACATGTGGTGTGTTGGGTATGCAAGCTACAGGTTAAATATGATGGTAGAAATGGGAATAACTAGACCTCTTAGAAATTGGTTGTTAAAATGTAACCTGAGGCTGCCTGATAAGTTCAAACATATACTCATTCTTTTGGTATTTGTGAAGGAAAGAAATGCACTATAAAGATGTTGAGGGCCTTTTCCCTGAAGAAAAACAACTTGTCTCGATTGGTAAAACAGGTTGTAATATGAATTATGTGTATCATTACTCCAATATTGATGCAATAATTAATATTCTGAAAACAAAGAGAATTAGGCTCTCCCATATAAGCAACCTCAATGATACATCAGAAGGGGAATATGTTTTTTGTGAACTAAGAAAGCGTATCAGTTTGTCTGAAAAAGTTGAGTTATTAGATAAAATATACAATTTAACAAAAAAGAACTCATATGTGGCATCATTCTCAAAGTTTGGAAATATGCTCAGTCAATGGAGGTCCTATGGGGGGATATGTCTGGGTTTTGATAGATCAAGACTTGTTGATAGGCATCCTCGCACAATAGTTGGGCAAAATGGAGTTTCAGATTATACAGCAGCGTTGATGTTTCCAGAATGCGAATATCTTGATAGAAGTGGACTTGCGAAGTACGTTGATTCCTTAGAATGGAAATTTCAAGATTTAAATCCAAGCATGGAATCTCCAGAGTTTCAACATTTCGGTTTAACACTTGGATCGTTGATTTATAATATCAAGCATGCTGGATTTCACGAAGAAATGGAATTCCGTATAGCACATTATTTTTTTGATATAATACCTTTTACAAATGAGAAAGGGAAAAAATATATTGAGTTTGTTTTTAATCCTGATCATATAAAAAGAATTGTGTTGGGCCCATCGCCTCAGCAAGAAGAAAATTTGGAGAAATTTGCAGATTTTTTAAATAATCATGACAAGTATTCGCATATTGATATATATAGAAGTACTATTCCCTTTGTTGCCAGCTAATTCCTAAATCCATTAACAATGAATTGTTTAACTATGCTATTAGTTTAAAAAAGACGTTATTGTATCAAATATTCTATTCAGCGGAGCTTTTGAACAAATCTTCAATGACATCTTTAAAAACTTTGTATTCATCATCAAATGCCCCTTTGTCAGATAGGTCATCTAAAATATTTAAACTTTTAAAAAAGTGATAAGTTATTAGCTTCAAGGCAAAATGAGATATTTTTAATGCTTTTTGCATATGGACATTAGGATCTGGGTTGTGAGCTCTTGTGAGTAGTAAATCAATTCCTGGAACTTCTTGTATTGTTGACAACCTGATGCATGATTCTTTGAATCTTTCTTGAGGACTTGGTGGAATATAAAACCTATTTGGTGTATTGAGTTTCTGATCTTCAATTACCAAACTTCTTGTGTGTTTGTTATCTTTATATGTAAATAATGGCATAACAAACCAATTTCTTTCGTGATATGATTCATTCCTTGGGTTCCACCATTCGTCATGAACCTGGCTTATAAGTATAACAAAACGCAGCTTGGCTCTTTTTATTACTAGATGTTCGTTGGATTCTAGATTGAGGTCATGTAGTCTATGGCTTTTCTCTGGTAGCCTAGTTTGTTCAAGTTTATTGATTTTCCACAACGTGTCAGTTTCGTTTTTTGGAGAAGGTACTTCTTCGGACAGAAACCACATATCATCCTTTTGATAGGAAATCACAGTTTGGCAGATTTGCCCAGGTTCTAGGTTTCTTGGATCATCATTTTTCCATTCAAAGAAGTTTGTTCCCCATAATTCCGAAAGCGCAACCTCATAATATTCGGGTACTCCTTTATATTTTTCTGGCATGATTTAACCTGCTTTTATGTTTATCAATTATTTTTGTTATCTGTCTTGCATCTAATATTCTTATTTTCTGTTTTTCCTCTGGATAAATTGTTGTAAAGTCTAGTTTCTCCTCACGAGCTTTTACCTGTAGCATGGGTTCGGTATCAAAATAGATATAATCAAGAATTGTATCTAAATCATCCCACCCAAAATCATCAATTATCGTCTGAACTAATCCTTTAATATCAATAGTTGCAGTTTCCTCAATTGGGATGGCGTCTGCATCAATACTAACAATAGAAAAATCGTTACCTTCATTCTCATTTCTTTCTACTCGGAACGATCGACTTTTTAGCTTTTCATCAATGGTAGGAACGTATGGCCCATAAAGATAGTAAATCCATTCTGTATCGGTTAATTTTTTTTGATTGCGTTTATAATAGAAGTATTCTACAAGATAAGACAACTTGAGAAGTTTAGTTTTGGATAGAGGTGCCCATCCTTTCGAGTTGTATGTTTTTGCTACATGGAATAAAAGTTCGCTAAAATCCATACTTACAAATTCCTTTTTTGGGTATGGATCACTTCTTCATTAATCATCCTTAAGGCTTTCTGTTCCAGGTTGTAAGCCTCGGTACGCTTTCGGTTGGCTTCCAATGTTTTAATGTTAATTTTATCTTGTAATAGCTTATCATAAAGGATGGGGATAGAAATATTTTTAACATGTATTGGTTCGATAATGTCTACAACTGAACCATATATTTGTCTTTTTAGCAAAGCCTGCCCATACGGTGAAGACAAAAAGCAATAGAGAAATCCTGCTATCTGCGTTGATGATGGCACAATCTTAATAAGGTTACTACTAATAAACCAACCATCCCAATGTTTAGGAGCGATCACTACTTTACCTGGAGTCCCTTTGGCACTAATAATAATCGTATTTTCATCAATTGACATGTTGGATTTAAGCTTTTCACTATAATGACTTGGTGCTAAATATTTCTTGTCTGGCGGGTCAAGTGAATATAGATTCTTACCACCAATGAGTACTATTCCTTCGCCTTCCTGAACGTAAATTCTTTTAAAATGACCTGGTAAAATGACATCTTGACTTACTCTTTTATCCCCAATATTAGTCAATTCCTTTGCAGTGTTTTGTAAATATTTTTCTAAGCCTTTTACAACAGGGGTGTGAAATGATGCGTCTAAGCGGTTACTGATGTCGCTTAGAGGTACTGAGAAATTTAAAAATTTTGCAGCTTGATTAGATTTAACAACATGCCTATGAAAATATTCAATATCTGGAAGTCTCAAAGCCTTTTTTAGTAGCACTTGTGCCTCTTTCATCAAATCATTAGATTCATCCCTCAATCTGTATGAATTCTGAATCAAGTGATTAATTCTGTGCTTTAATATACTTCCTGGTTTTGGAAGTTTTACAGCTTTCAAATGATCTGGCTCAATGTGCTGAACAACAGCACCATATTCGTTGGTTTTTATTAGAGCTTGACCCACTTTTGTTTTTAAAAATGCGTAGATATATCCGATATCTTGGAATTCATTACATTGAATTCTAATAAGATCATGACTGAAAACTTTGTTATTTAGTGTGTCTGAAACCAAAGTAACAGAACCAATAGTTCCAGAACAAGACATCAGAATTTGATTTTTTTTCACTCTTAATGCGTCAATATCCGTATCTGTCAATTTAGAGATAAAACCTGATGGACTTGGGTTTATTTCTTGAATTTGTGAGGGTTGAAAAATTGGTATTCCTGGTTCACTAATCCATATCCGTTTAAACCTTGGCCTATGATAAGCAGTTGCAAACCCGTTTTCGCCAACAAGAGGTTTTTTTTGAAAAGAAGTATTATTTATGGCTATCTGCGCGTGTTTGCCCTCAATATTGAATAAGCTTGCTTCAAACCGCGAACCTTTCTCTCTAATCTCGCTTAGGCGAACGGTAGACCAATTGAGTTCATTCTCTGGGATTTCATACTTGGGTACAGAATTTTGTTCCTCTGCTAGGTTGATTGTTTTGGGGTTTACCATGATAAACCTTCCTTCTCTCTCCATTCAGAAAAAGCCTCAGGTACAATTATAGTTTGATCGTCAATAATTTTTTGTTTTGATTCTATATTACCAGTTCGCGTACCCTCTGATGTTTCGCCCAACGAAATAATTTCCGCTTCTGGAACGAGAATCTCATTACCATGCTTATCCCGTTTGAAAAGTGGGTTCCCGCGTTTATCATGCCCAATCCGTTCGACCATTGCCATAAAAATTGAGTAATCAGCCATATACCCTGACTGTTCTTCTTTATGAATTTGCTCTCTTGTCTTTTTTTGTAAAAAAAGTACAGATGTTTGAGTTCCATTGCGCGGTTGAAAAGTATCAACGTGTAGATCAATACTTGCAATAATCCTTGTTTTTTTAATTAACCACTCGCGAATATAGCCCAGGCCGGGAGAACCAAGAATTGAGTCTGGTAGGACAATTCCCATCCTCCCTCCTGGTTTTAAAAACTGGAGACACCTTTCAATGAATAATTGTTCGGGAGGTACAGAGCTTTGCAATCTATTTGTCTTATTCCACCTTGTAGTATCATTTTTATCTCGCTCCCAAATATATGCAAGATCGTATTGCTCGAGAATATGTGGGTCTCTAATTGGAATATTGCTTCCAAATGGAGGGTTGGTAGCAATAACATCGACGAATTCAATCGAATCTGCATTTCTCAGGTGCGAGTTCGGTATTGAGATTGATTCGGCTAGATCTTCTCTAAACTGAGATTCCCACTGATGGGGAGGGAGAAGTGAATCCGTTTGAAAGATGTTGCCGCTTCCGTCATTATTCATAACCATATTCATTTTTGTAGCTTTCACCAAATCTGGATTTAGATCAAATCCAAAAAAATTTGATTTAGCTATCTCTGATATACGCTGTTGGAAAACGATCTTCTCATCATCATTCCAAGACCACTTTGCTTTCCCTAACTCCTTTTCAAATTCTGATTGCAAGGATGCAATCACATGAGTCATAGCAATAACAAGAAACCCCCCAGTTCCGCATGATGGATCAAGGACTCTTTCATCTGTGGAAGGGGATAGCATTTCAACAGTCATATGCATCACATTCCTTGGAGTAAAAAATTCCCCTCTGTCTCCTCGTAGGTTTGCTCCAACAAGCTCTTCGTAGGCTTTCCCTTTAATGTCTATATGAGTGTTCAATAATGAATACTTCTGTAATTCACCGACTATGTATGCGAGGCTTCTTGGCTTTAATTGGATCTCATCATTGTGATCAAATATTCTTGAATGTTTACGTTTTACTTTATTAAAAATGGCAGAAATACGTTTCTTAACTGTAAGTTGTCCATCAGGTGAAGACCTTTCACCTGATGATGTAAAAAACTCAAGCGGTTTTCCTAAGTTCCTTTCGTCTTCGATTTTACAAAAAATAACTTTTAATAGTTCAAAGAAAGCGGGTTGTTTTTGCATACCATCTGTAACGTAGATATGGTTGTGACAAGTCTTGAACACAAAGAGCAGGTTATCTTCCACTGCTCGCTTTAAAGTGTGACGTTTTGGTCTATCAACATCCTCAACTTTACCATCAGCAGAAGGAATATCATTATAATCAATATAAAGTATTTCACCTTTTTCATTAACGGTTTTTCTAAAAACTTCTTTTTGCTTCCCATTGGTCCACATTCCCCATTCGCAGTTTGGACATGAAGACATATATGATTGGAGCTGGCCAATCCCATCTCTGCGTGATGACGGCTCAATTGATTCTTTCTTGCATTCAATAATTATCTGTATGTTCTCTTGATTACGGCTTTGGGCATTTTCTGAGAATATTACGATGTCAGCTCGTGGTTTCCGTGATCCAATGTTGATTGTGTGTTCAACCGAAATTCTATCTTTTGAGTATTTATGTTCGTTAACAATTCTTTTTTCAATATTTTGTCTGACATATTCCTCTGGTGTGTCATTTCTGAACTTTCCGTCAATATAGTCATATACTTTCCCTTCTGGGATTATTAAAACATCTGGCATGATTAAAACCCTCTATTTATCTTTGAATCAAGAATCTAGTATTGCGTGTGTAAAAAATAATCCTACACAATAAGCCTCACCATACATTTTTTTACATGTGTGATAAGTAGAAATATGTTGACAATTATGGCATACTCTTTCCCCTTGCTCCAGAAGAATAAGAAAATTTTAATAACAATCGTTGTTTGACTCTTTTCATCGAGTACTTTTAAAACAGCTCCTGCTGACCATGATCAAGACTATAATTGGCAGTGACGACCTCCGTCTTTCTTGCTTTCCGGTTCATAGACTTTGCATTCACGTTCATAGCCATTTCAATTTCTCGTTGCTCCCACTGGTGCTCATCTCTGAACTTATTTAATAAGTCGCTAGGATATGAGCTCAGTAGGAACTTCCCTTCAATATTTGCTAGATATTCCAATAGCATTTGATAATCTTCAATTGAGTACCCATCATAATGGCCGCAATCCGATCCAACATATGGCGGATCGCAGTAGAAAAAAGTATCTTTTGTGTCCCTGCTTCGAATAATTCTCAGCGCATCGGCACATTCAATATCTACTTTCTGCAAACGAATAGCGTATTGCAAAGTAAAAGATTCTCGTTTGTTCATAATCTTCAAAGAGGTCTGGCCAGTATGATCATATCCGTAGGATCCATCCAACATGGACCCAAAACTCTGCGCTGCAGTTACCCACACAGCCCACGCCCGCTTAATCTTATCAAACATATCAGGATTATTATAAATTACGTGTGCCTTTCTATGAAGATCTCGGCTGTGGAGGCTTATTTGTATTTCCTTTTCCAAAGCCACATAATCACACTGGACAACTTCATAGAAGTTTATGAGTTCTCTGTTTGTATCATTGATGACTTCATGTTTAGATGGGGGTTTACTGAAAAATATTGCACCCCCACCCAGAAATGGTTCGCAATAGGTTGTATGCTCTGGTATGAGGGGTAGTATGGTTGAGACAAGCTGCTGTTTGCCCCCGTAGTAAGTCAGTGGTGTTTTCATTATCTTCCTCTTTGGTGTTTAAATTCGGACGATTGAACAAGAGGATGATATCCATTACCATCGCCAAGACAATTAGATTCAGTTGGATGGTGGTAGGTTATCCTATAGGTGTTTGTGCACCTGTTCGGGAGTGGGCGCTCCTGAACCGCTGTCCTTTTTCGGTTCAATTATTAACAATCATTTTTTTGTTTGCTCCTTTGGCCTCAAATACTTCATCAAACCAATACTCCTGACCCTCAACCCACATTGGAAGGTTATGATTGATAAGCCGATCCAGTGTCTTGTGGTTGATATTCAGTTTCATACAAGCTTCTTTTTTGCTGGAAAATATTATTGAATTGTAAGCACTTACGGCCAGGATCTCATTACCGTGTCTTGCCTTTTTCATTATTGAGCACCCTTAGTACCGTCAATGAATTCCAGATAGCACTTGCAGGGGATGTTTAGCTGATTGGCTACGAGCATCTCTAGTGCTTGGCCTTTTGACGGCTGGTTGGTGTGGATGATCGCGACACCGTCGCACTGCAGCAGTTCAATGAGATCCTTCTTCATGTAATCTACCCAGGTTGAATCATTCGGGAAGGTGAGGGTTGTTGGGTTACAGACAGTATGTCCTGCATCAATGAGGGCGTCCTCAACAAACTTGAATTCCTTTAAGTATGCGGGATTTCTTGATATTGGACCGCAAATATATAGTCTCAAAAGTAACTCCTTAGAAGTTTGGTAATCGTTTCTTATTCAATTTCACATGGACATACATATCCTGTGTTATTGCAGTATTGTTATGGCCGAGATACTCAGACACTGCCTTGACCGGTTCTCCTGATTCGATCATCAGTGTTGCGAAGCTGTGCCTCAGCCGGTGTGCTGTCACCGGCCGGCCGAGAATCAGTTTTCCATACTTTGAGAGCTCACGGGAGACATATTGCCTTCCGTACTTGTTTCCGCCCTGGGTGCAGAACAGGGGGCCGAATTTGAACATTCCGTTTTCATGAAATGTTGAGTAAATCTGCTCATAGAGGTCTTTCGGGATATATAGGGTTCGCTCCTTCTGACCTTTCCCCATGACCTTGATTTCGTACTCGTTCTGGGTGGTAAGGGTGCAGTCTTGTATCGAAATGTTGATCATCTCTGACACGCGGCAGCCTGTATTCGTGAGGAACCTGGCAAACATGTAAATTTTCTTGTTCATCCGGGAAAGGTGATCCATAAACTCCTCAAGCTCCTGTCGAGAGAGGATCCGATCGTATGAAACCTCGTTAGTCTGCTTCTTCTGTGCCTTTATAGATCTGAACAGCTGGTCAATCTTGAACTGCTCGAGTGTTGTCCAGTGCTCCGGGTTCTGCTTGGAGATCTCGGTAACAATCTTCTTCACCTGAGACTTCCTGACATTTACCGTGGAAGCTGAAAACATCTTGCTGTTCCTGGTCTCCTCGATGTACGAAACCAGAGCAGGAAGACTGAACTCGAAGTCTTTGTATTCCAGCCAGAAAATAAGCTGCTTGTTCTTCTCGATGTAGGATCCAAACCGGACAGGATCCAGGAGAAAATCAACCTGCTCATCGGTGAGATAATGCTGTGTTGAGACCTCGACAGCCAAGGAAGAAACGAAGCACTTTGTCTTCCGTTTGAACGGAAAACCTTTGAGGTTTGTGAACTTCGCATGCTTCTTACATTCGACCGTTTCTGCATGAAAAAATACACACTCTGAACAAGCCATTTTCGCCTCTTAATAACTCCCTGATTTTATGTTTTTTTACTTTTTCTTCTATATCCGAAGCAGTAAAAATATTTCTTTATAGTTCATACGGTTATTGCCTCAAATCAAGGCTTTAGTATTCGGAACTGTAATTCTGAATACTTTTTTCTGATGAAGCCCCTCATTGCCCTGATACCTTCCTGGTTTCGGCTGTAGCTATTGAGCTTGGATCAACCTCCCAACGGCCATCAACAAGCTGCACCATTGTCCTGCACTCAGCACACATGCGTAGCCCTGCAACTCTTCTCCAATGACGTTTCCCACAGGTAGGACAAACCTCGGGAGGCTCAGGAGCCCTGGAGTTACCAGGCTTTTCGGTCCCACTCTTCAGCTGCATTAATGCTTCAATCTGTGAAGAGAACACCTTGTATCGATATCCAGCTTTCCTGGCAAACTTACTGACATTCGAATCCCGGTCGGTAAAAAAGGCATAGAGCAAGTTGATTGTTTTCAGTTTCCCGAATCGATGAATATGCTCATCGATGAGATCAAACTCTTCATTCTTCAATGCTGCTGGTTTACAGTCGAATTTCTCGACGTAGTACTGAATGAAAGCTCTTTGGATTTCCACCGCTTCAGAACTCCGAGGGAGAGAGCCTGCATTTCTCTTTCTCTCTTTAAGCATTTTATTTTCTTTCTTAAGCATTTGTGGTCTGAGACCGTACGTACGGCTAACCGCTGGGCGGTTAACTGTACCACCGGTTTGAATGTGCTTTCTGTCCGGTGGTACGGATATTGACCCACCGGTGGGTTGTGTCATATCTACATCAGGATTATCATTATCTTGTAGATACCCCTCTTTAACCCCCCTTGGGGACGGATTTGCCGATGGTGCAGTATTTGGATCATCGGTACTGTCCCCTGAATTGGCCTTTACCGGTGGTACAGATTTTGACCCACCGGTGATAAAACCGAAGAGGGCGAGCTGCTTTTCATCTTCAGGCTCAATACCTTCTTCAACAACTTGTGGGTCCTTTCTGCTGAAGTTAACTCTGATATAAGTGTCAGCAAGCTGCCCTGAGCTATTTCGCCTCTGCACATATGAAATCAGACCTTTCTTCTGTAAAAATGCTTTTGCCCGTTTTACTTTCGCTTTCCCCCAGGCCAGACCATTACTGATATAACCTGGACTAGCATGAATCAGATTTGTTTCCTGCAGCCTGGCGGTAAACATGAGGTGATCATACAGCTGCTTTGCTTCGAGCCCCTCTGTTCCATTCGCCATGAACATCTTGTACATGCCAACAGACATGAATATGATGTCCTGGTTCTTATCGACCTTCATCTCAATGATGTCTTGCTCATTCACTGCTCATTCCTCCTGTAAGCCTATCCCTTCTGTTGAAGTCGATGAGTGATTACGCTATCCTCTTATACGTTGATTTTGCCCGTGACGTGCATACCAGCCCCAGTTCGTTTTTCTTTTCGCGGAGATAACGTAGGACGGTATCATGGAACGGGCTTTTTCTTTCCCCGGTGGTTTTATATACCTTGTTGATTACAGCATCCCTGAGCTGGTGGGAAGAGAATTCAACACCTGCTGGGATGTGCTCCAATACCTCATATGTTGCTTTTCTGATGTTTGGCTTACTTTCCATAGATATCCTCTGTGATCAGTACGTATGCAGCTTTGCTACGACTTTTAGCAAGCTGTACATTTGCTCGATCATCTATATCAACATCGGCTGTTGTTTTCAGAGCCGATAGGGCATGATATAGATCCGACTCCAAGTCACCGCGCTTATTTGCTCCCAGGTAGGTCGAGATCAGGATCCCAACAAAGACACAGACCAAAATGATGGCAAGCAGCCAGCCAACTCCTATCTCAATCACGGCCTTGCCCCCGCTTGATACCCAGGGCTCTGAGCTTTTCGCTGGGAAGTGAACAGATCCAGGCAACTGTGAAAGCAATAATGCCAGTGATAATCCCAATTGCAATTGCCATATACCCTCCTAAAGTCACCCCGGCCGACCTCTAAGCAGGCCGGGGCTGAAAATATGAATTGAGCTGCCATTCCACTGATGACTCAGATCCTTTTGTTCGTAACAAAGAATTGCTTTTATCCGGTCAACGACCGGTAATATTCTTTTCTCTCTAACTCATCTATGCGCTCTGTAAGGTCTTGGATCATTTCATAGAGATCGTTTTTGCTTTGGTGATTGTTAGAACAGAAACACCCATCCAAGCCATATACAGCACCACCCATACAGCCAGGAATAAACACGCGCAATCCTTTGATGTATTCGTAATGACACTTCAAAACAATCTCCTAAGCCAGGTCATATGCAACAATTTCAATTTGAGATAGCACTAATCTTCTTTTGCTCTGACGGTTAATGAATACTCGGGTATGCAAATTCTCCCTCCGTCAGAGCTTCTATTTTCTAGGATGTCGACAATTTCATATCCAATTTTATCCAGAGCCTCAGCCAGCTTTTTTATCTCGTCATATTTCATAGTTGCCCCTTGTTCCTATTCGACCAACGGCCGTATGGCAGGACCGGGATTTGAACCCGGGACTCCGGCTTATGAGACCGGCAACATACCGTTTGTCCATCCTGCTAAGTACCACCATCGAGTGAGGTGGCCCCACATCCGTCATATAGCTAAGGAGGTTGCATGAGCAAACCAACAACCAGCAAAAGGATGCCACCGGTGACTGTGGTGGCTGCCAGCCTATGAATGGAGGGTTGAAAAACAAACCTCAAAATATGGTTGCGCCCGAACCCACATTCAGGACGCATGAAGTAATATCTGAAGCCAACGCCCAAGTCAGCTTGCATTCATTTTCAGGAAGCTCATGTCCTCAACTCGTGACTTTGGGAATTTCCAAAGTTTGCCTAGCTTGCGTGCTTCTACTTTGCCTGTAAGCGCATATCGATTGAGAGTTGAGCGATCAATACCGCAGATGTCAGCAGCTTCCTGTGTAGATATCCATTCTTCAGGTTCGGGTTGGTGATTGAATACTCGTTCTAACTCATCGGCCTCTTGGAGGATTTGATGAGCAAATTGGCGCATGTGATCAATTCTTGTTTGAATTTGGTTATTGTTTTTCACTTCTCATAACCCCCATTCGTAGAAACATCTCAATGATGTCATTCCTTGATACCCCAAGGGCTTTTGCTGTCTTATCAATTTCAGTTATTAGGGTCTCTTCAAGTCGTATAGAAGTAACTCGTCTCTGTGTTTTTTGGCTTATTGTACTCATTACGTTTGCAGTATATTGCAGATGAATACATCAGTCAAGAGATTCTTCAAAAATTGTATTCACGTGTATTCACTTACAAGAGAAGCGGTGATATGATCGAGTATGAGGAGGTGCTGTTGTGGCTAAAGGAAAAACAAGAACTATTACGATTAGGATAGATGAAGCTCTTTATAATGAGATAGATTCTATTCGGGCAAAAGAGGACCGTAATATGAATCAACAACTAGTGAATTTCATCAAATTAGGTAAAGAAAGATTTGAAAAACAAAAGAAGGTAATTGAGAATGCCGAGGAGGATGACGTCTCGCCGATCACCCAAACCGAAGTAAAGGCAGGATAATTCAGTTTCCCAGTCTAAAAAGTAATCAAAAAATTGATTATGAATGAAGGATTTTTAAGCCTTTTCTTGTGTCGATTTTCAGAGTTTTTTTAGGGGTCCCAGAGGACACCAGTGGGGACACCACTGAGGACACCACCTATTAAAAGTTTAGTGCATTTAGTGCACTTGTTTAGTAAGAAAATGTTGATTTAAAGTGCTTTAAATGCACTTTTGAGATTTTAGACAGCCGCCAGAATTTGTTCCCAAGCTCGTGACGAGGGTTCGACTCCCTTCAGCCGCTAAATTTCAAAGATAATCCTACACAGATATTTGCTGTCTCGTGGTTAGTGTGAACACAGTAGTGTGCTTTTCGGTAAGGTAGTCTCT